GGTGTACACGATCAAGGTGACACTAATGATTTTACACAACCACAACAAGATAACAGTTACGATTCAGACGGTAATCAAAAAACTGGTGAAACATTTATACAAGATGTGTTGTTTTTAGAAAACAGAGACAGAAAGTATGATGATAACATATATGAACTAAGAGGAACATATACTGTAAGTGATTCAGACTTTGATCTAACACAATTTGGTATGTTCTTACAGAATGATACATTGTTTATGAATTTTCATATTGAAACAATGGTATCTACACTAGGCAGAAAACTTATGGCAGGCGATGTTATCGAGTTGCCTCATTTGAGAGATGACTTATTACTAGATGATCGCAAAGATGCTATAAACAGATTTTATGTAATTACAGATGCAAGTAGGCCTTCCGAAGGATTTGATCCTAATTGGTGGCCTCATATGTGGAGATGTAAGTTAGGCCCAATAAGCGACAGTCAAGAATACAGAGATATTATTGGCTATGGCGACGAAGAAGACGATTTACGAAATATTATTAGTACATATAAGGATGAAATTGATATTTCAGATGCTATTGTGCAACAAGCAGAAAATAATGTACCACATGATCCATACTATGCCGCCGGTGCTCATTTATTTGTAGATGAAAATGCCAAGGGCAAACCATTTATTGGAACTGTCGAAGGTGCTCCAAATGGTGCAACATTATTAGGTAGTGGTATAACATTTCCATTAGCCGCAGTTGATGGCGATTATTTCTTAAGGACAGATTTTAATCCTAGCAGGATATTTAAAAAATCAGGTAATCGCTGGGTTAAAGTTGCAGATGATAGTACGCGAGTGTTCTCGAGTGCTAATAGAATAATAGATGGGTTTATAAATAACACAGCAGAGACAACAAACACAGACGGTACTATAACTAATGAAAGAACAAACCTCAGTAAAGTTGTTAAACCTAAGACGGATAATTAACTATGCAGTACTGGTATGATGAACAAATAAGACGATATATTCTACAATTTATTAGAATATTTCATGCATTCAAAGTTAAAGAAGGCAGTAGGGACGGTGAGGACGAAAGATACAATACTGTGCCTATAAGATATGCAGATCCAAGCAGAATGGTTTCGCATATTCTTAGACAAAATTCAGAAAATGTTATTAACAGTACACCTTTTATAGGTGTTAGCATACAAAGTTTGCAAATTGCTAGAGATAGAACTCAAGATCCTTTCTTTACAGATACTAAAAGTATCACAGAAAGAAAGTTTAATAACGATACACAAAGTTATGAAGCAGAACAAGGCAATCAATATACAATTAATAGATATATGCCAGTTCCATATAACTTAACCATGCAAGTTGATATATGGACACCCAATACTGATACTAAATTACAGTTAATGGAACAAATACTAGTTCTATTTAATCCAACAATACAGTTACAACAAAACTCTAATCCGTTTGATTGGACACAAATTGTTGAAGTAGAATTAACCGATATACAGTTTACTAATAGAAGTATTCCTGCAGGTGTAGACGAGCAAATAGATGTTACAACATTAACATTTACTTTGCCTATTTGGATTAATCCACCTGCTAAAGTTAAAAGACAAAGTATTATACACGAAATACATAGCAATATTATAACAGATTTTGGTGGGCAATCACTTAGCGAAATTGGATATGATGAAGACATACATGATTTCTTTAGAAGTTTTGATATCCAATCACGTTTAATTGTTTCACCAGGTAATTACAAAGTTAGTATTTTAAGCAATTCTGCAACTCTATATGACTCAGGTGGTATAGAGACAAAGAGTTGGACTGAATTACTAGCCATGTACGACAAAGAATTAATAGATGATACCAGCATTTTAAAATTAAAAATTACAAATGATATGGAAGACGACTCGCAGGATATTGCAGGAACTATTGCAAAACATCCGTCAGACGACAGCCAATTAATTTTTAATCTAGATACTGATACATTACCCGCTCCTACTATAGGTAATATTGAAAAAATTATCAATCCACATAATAATATACCAGGTGATGGTACACTAGCAAACCTAGAAATTGGTCAGCGATACTTAATTACAGAAGATCTTTCAAAAACTGGTTATCCAGAGTGGAACATTGACGCATCAGAAAATGACATAATAGAATTTAACGGTTCTAATTGGACGGTTTCATATGATGCAAGTGCCAACATTAATACTACAGCAGTAACCAGAAACTTAAATACAAACAAAGTATACAAATGGACAGGAACACAATGGCTGAGCATATACGAGGGGGAATACAATCCGGGATATTGGACTCTAGTCCTATAGAACCTTTTGTAGGTGTTATAGGCGTAGGCACATTATTTCTTGCTCTTGATACAGAACGTGTACTTTTACAATTCAGAAACAGCGACAAACGACATAAACACACTTGGGGGTTTTGGGGAGGACTTGTTGAAAAAGGCGAGTCACCGTATGAAGCCTTAACACGTGAACTTGATGAAGAATTAGGGTTAGTTCCAGATATTAATAAACTAAATCCTATTGATGTTTATCAAAGTAAGGACAAAAACTTTATGTATTATAGTTTTGTTGCAGTCATAGAACACGAATTTATGCCAAATTTAAATGGTGAAAGTTGTGGGTATGCTTGGGTAAACATCGGTACATGGCCAAAGCCATTACACGAGGGTGCCAGAGCAACCTTAAGTTACAATAAAGGTAACGAAAAACTTGAAACTATATTAAATTTACATAAATGCCAGACATAATAGATTTTAAAAAGATAAGACTAGAAAACTTACTGATAAAGTTTGCAAAGTCTAACGAAGTGCCAATCGAATTTATCGATGGTCGCATGAATCCTGATGATTTGCATAGTATGTACAAAGGTGCATTATCCGAGTATCATCTCAAACTTCTCAATAAAATAAGACGCATACTTGCTAGTAGATTGCGTAAAAGTCAAGAAAACATTTATGAATCGTTTATGGAAGAGTACTTGTATTTTTATAAACATCAATGTACCAAAGAAGATAAATGGAAATTTCCTATTGTTAGTTCTAAGTACAGAGAAAACTTAAATCCTATTCGAGCATTATACTACGAATTACTTAATATAATGAACAGTTATAACCCCGAAAGTCATGTACATGTTTTTGTACTAGATATGTTTAAAGATGCAGAATGGCGTAATACTATTATTAATTGTGTGCAAAGAGACATTAATGCAATAGATCATATAACATCAACATATCATTACCCATTAGAAAAAATTGGCGAGAAGCCTTTTGAATTTCTTTATTTAATAGAACTTAAAAAAGATCTAGTTACTGCAAGAAGTGTGTTCCGTTCTATGGAACATTGGTCACCTGACGAATAATTACTTGTAAAGTTTTCTAACTTTACCATCAAATAATGGAGCATACATTCTAACTGGCTCTTCCTTACCTTTCACAGTAACTTCGCCTATGCTACTAAATGCTATATCACTGCATTGCAAGTATGTATATTCAGAAACAATAATTGGTGTGTCTTCTGCTCTTGTTTGTGCTTCGAGTCTAGCACCTAAGTTTACAGCATCACCTACAACACTATAATCCAATCTAGTTTCAGCACCCATGTTGCCGACAATACATGTACCAGTGTTTACACCTGTACCAAATTTCACTCTTGGCAAGCCACGTTGTTCCATTTCTTTTTCTAGTTCGTCGCCAAGTAGTTCAATTTCTATTGCTGTTTTAACTGCCATCTCAGCATGATTTTCACATGGTAAAGGTGCATTCCAAAACGCCATTATACAGTCGCCCATGAACTTGTCTATTGTACCGCCGTTCTTCAAAACTATCTTAGTCATTTTATCTAAGAAACTGTTTATTAGTTCTACTAATCCTTCTGGGTCATCTGCTTTCATATACTTTTCTGATATGGGCGTAAAGCCGACTATGTCAGCAAACATAAAACTCATTTCTTTTCTTTCGCCACCTAGTTTCATTAAACTAGGATCTTTAACTAACATATCAACATAGTCCGGGGATATGTAAGTACCAAACTGTCCTTTGATTTGTTGACGTAATTTGTATTGTTTATAGAAGTTATTAAATGCTGATTGTGTAAAAATTAAGAAGCCACTTAGCACAGGAAAAGTAGCATCTACTAACTGTAATTTGTTTTGGTATAACCATACACTACCATATGCTTCTCCACCTAAAATCAGCAGTGAAATAGGTGCTGTCCACAGTAAAGGTAATCTATACACCGCGATGGCTATTAAAATCATGCCACACAACGCACACAGAAGTTCTATAAGCGGCGATACTTGGTTCCGCTGTATGTTTGATCCATCTATAAAATTTTGTAGCATGTGTGCTTGTATATGCTGTGGATACATATTGCCTCTTGGAGTAGGCACAGGGTTAGCAACACCCTCTGCTGTAACACCCACAATTACAAATTTGCCACCCATATTTGGCAAACTGTTTATGTCTACATATTCTACTTCTTCAAATGTATTATTGTAACGTATATATGCATCACCTTTTGGTAATGTAACTATTGGATCAAATGGCGGAACAGCAAATTCATCTATTCCTATATTTGTTGTTTTAATTATATAACTGGGTTTGCCTGTTTGTACTCGCAACATCTCTATTGCAAAACTAGGATATATTTTTCCTTCTACTCCTATTGCTAATGGATATGTTCTTGTTACAAAATCGGGTTGCGGAGCGGAGGCGTTGACACCTATGCCAAATGCTTCTGCTTCTAATTCGGGTATGTTTGTTACTAAGTTAGGCCATGTTAATAAAAAGTCTTGTGCCTTTGTAGGTCCAATAACTCCTGTACCTATATGAGGTCCTGTTGTTTTAACACCTCTTGTACTTGGTGTTTGTGATAACACAATACCGTTGCCTTTCAACCAACTTGCTAATGTAGGGTCGCCGCCAAACCTATCTGCTTCTGGAAACATAACTGTAAGTCCAATTATGCCTTGGTTCTTCTGTCTTAGGTCATGGATTAGTTGGGCAAAGTTTTGCCTTGGCCAAGGCCATTGTCCCCATTGTTGTAAACTCTTTTCTCCTATGTTTACAATAACAACTTCGTTACTTTGCTTAATTTCGTCTAGTTGCTGATAGGCGTCGAATGTTTGATTTCTTAAATTTTTAATTGGCGTAGGGTCTGCAACTTGTAAACCTAACAATAGTGCTATTGATAAAATTACAGCATAGCCACTGTATAGCCATTTCATTCTTTAGGATATCCTTCGTACCATTCTTTTATAGTATTAACTCTAACATCTCGCCATGCTTTTACGTCAAGGCCCCAACATACTACTGCATCTGGACTAGAGTACTTTTTAATTTTTAATGATTGTCCTGATATATCGTTATTTAATGTGCAGGGCATTGTACGAATTTCCCCTGTATCTATTTTTTCAAAAACGATTGTAACAACGCCTTTTTGCAAGGCACTAATAATTTTGTCTGAATCCATCAATCTACAAATGCTCTTTCTAACATAAAGTCGCCCATTTCACCTGTGTTGCCCTCTTGCCAATTAAGAGTAGTAAAAAATGAACGACATTCTTTATTCATACTTGGAGAACCACATACCATAACACCGTCTCTTTCTTTTAAAAATCCATTTGGTAATAAGTGCTCTATGTATTGCCAAAACCTACCTTCACGTTTATATTCTTCTCTTGTTACAGTTGGTATATAAACAAAAGGCATATCTTCTGCTATAGTATTTAGTTTTTCTTCGTATGTAATTTCATTTACATTTCTCACAGTATGAAATAAGTAAACACGTTTGAATCTGCTGTATGTTTCAGGGTCTTGTGCTATACTGACAAAAGGTGCAATGCCTGTGCCTGTTGCTAACATAACTAAATTTTCTTTGGGTGTTAAATAATCTACAACTAAACTGCCTGTTACTTTTGGGTTCACAAGTATTTCATCACCTACTTGTATATTTTGCAATTTGCTTGTTAGTGGACCATCAGGAACTTTAATACTTAAAAATTCTAAATGATCATCGTAATTTGTACTCACAATACTGTATGCTCTCATAATCTTTTTAGGTAATGGTCTGCCTTTGACTGTGGTATCTACATCAAGACCTATCATAGCAAATTCGCCATTTTTAAATCTAAATGTTTTATCTCGAGTAGTTTTAAAACTGAATAGTCTATCCGAGTAGTGAGTTATGTCTATTACTTTTTCTTTTAACACAGATGTATTTATTGTTAATTTATTCTATTGCAATCTCGTTTGGCTCTCTTTAGTAACCTAAAATTATTTCCAACAACTGCCGCATATAACATATTAGTATTATCTAGTTCTTCAGGGTCTACATTTTTCCAGTAATCATTGTAAAGTAAGCCAGGTATAAGTAGTACACTTTTTGTTAATACTAATCTAGTATTACTAGGCGAGTCTGTAAACAACGGATTTACTTCTTTTATACAATCGTACTGTAATGCTTTTGATGTAGAGTATACATCTAATATTTGGAATGTCCAAAATATTGCCCATTGTTTATTTGTTGCGCCTTCACGCATATCAAATTTTGGTACTAAGGGTGGCAGTGGCTCGCACTCTGGGGGATTGTTGTCACAATAGTTAAAGTCTATTGGCATTTTGTAAGTTAGATCTAACTTAACGATATGTTCCTCTGCTATTGCTAACAGAGGAAATATCATGATAGGTAAAAGTAATAATAACTTATTCACATTCCTTAGGATTCTTGGAGCAATATTCCATAACTGCTTTTAGAAGTTTAACCTCCTCAATCAATTGTTTAATATCCTCGTCAGTCACCTGCTCACTCTCTTTCGAGGGTGTTGCTATACCTTCCTGCTTTTTAAAAAACACAAAGGGTTTAAAGAATGAGCGTCTTACTTTTTTGGCTCTTCTTTTGCTTCTTCTTTATCGTCTTGAACTGCGTCTGTAGATTCATTTACAGAATCAGCAACAACTTCGACTGAACCAGCAACAATATCACCAGCACCTTGGACTATGCCAACGCCTAGTTCAGCACCTGTTTGTAAGGCATTTCCTGCCTCATTAACAACTGCGCCTGTTACTTTAGAGACACCAGTAAAAACTGTGTCTGTAGTATCGGCTATGCCTTCTACTACTGCTTCATTGATGGTACCAACTGTAGCACATCCTTGAGCGAAGATAACAAAAAATATACCAAAGAACATGTTTTTAAATTCTTTCATATGTTTTCTCCTTATATATAAGTGTTATAAAACCATCTGTTATTATAACATAATATATTTATCATAAAATTAAAACCCTAACCTATCATTTGAAGCATTTCCAAATATACTATGCTCTTCGTGTAATATCAATTCCCACGTTAGTACGTCTTTTGTGATTGGGTTGTCTGCTTCACTGATTGCTTTTATTAATCTCAATCTAGTTCCTACTTCAATTTCGTACATTAATTCGCAATATAAGAAAAGCAAATAGAATATTATTGGTGGAACAACTATTGTTATTAAAACTTGTGGATACAACCAACCCAATACTACTACGTGAGCACTTGCTACAGCAATAGCATAGTTTCTCAAACTGTTTGTGTACTTAGTAACGTGGTTCATAATCTCCAAACATGTCTAAAGGTTCTAAATCATGGTATAATATAAATGGTCTAATATGAGGGTCGTACTCATTAGGTTCAAACAAATAGATAGGTGTATTAGGCCAATCTATGCCTTCACGTTGTGCATAATTATACACCATATAATATGCTATGAAAAGCCACAACAAAGGCACAACGAATAAAAATAAAACAAAAAAGTACATGGGAAATAATGCTATCAACAATAATAAATGTCCGTATGCTATTGCACCAGCATACCATTTTAAACTGCTAGTTACTTTGCTCAGCATTTTCTAGTTCTTGTTTGAGTATGAATCTGATATACTCATCTGCGTTAGTTAAATTATAATCTGTTACTATTGCAAATAACAAGGTCAAAAATACCAGTGTCATTACCACTGACAAATATAAGTTTATTCCGGCTGTTATTTTCAGCCACTTGATCATATGTTTCATAGGTTATTACATTATAATAGATTTTTTGTAATATGTCAACCGACTAGTTGTTTTGATTTACTGTTACTGAACAGCCACCTGAGTTATTACATATACCTGTAAGTGAGTATGTTGCTGTTGCTGATGAAACATTCTGTGATAAATCAAATGTGTAAGCACCTGTACCAAATGTTAAATCAACTGCCGCTGATGCATAATTTGTACCACGTTGATTTATATCAACACTATGTCCATTGCCATCTAAAACGATATCTGCCCATTTTTTACCACCACTGCCTTTTTGGTCTAAAAGCACATCATTGTAATCGCCTGTGATTTCTATAAAACCGTCATGGCCTGCTTTGCCTCTTTGTCTATGCCAAACATCATTGTAG